AACTTGGGATAAGGCTCGTAAGTCTAAAAACTATCGTGGCGTTATCTCTAATATGTTAGCACAACAAAAAGGAGAGTAACAATGTCTATTGCTGGATATGGTACTACACAGAACAACCCTAACTATCTTGGGGTATTATTTGAAATCGGTCAAAACGCAACACCTTTTCTAAACGCAGTTGGTGGCATCAATGGTGCTCGCCCTGTAACAGGTGTAAACTTTGCCCTAAACACTAACTATGTACTTGATGCGGCTTCTCAGCCTTCTATTTCAGAAGATGCAGCTGTAGCAGGTGTAACTCAGTCTACTTTTGCACAGACTCAAGATGAGAACTCAGTTCAAATCTTTGATCGTATTGCTCAAGTTTCTTACGCTAACTCAAGCGACATCTCTACTCTAGCAGGTGTTCCAAATTGGGCAGGTGAGAACCAAGTAACTGATAAAATGGCTGCTCAAATTGAGCGTAACCTTCGCCAGATGGCTATTGACCTTGAGTATACTATGTTCAATGGTTCTTATGTTAAATGGACTGCCTCAGGTACAGCAGCTCAATCCCGTGGTGTTTCAACTGCCATCACTACTAACTCTATTGATGCGGCAGGTGCAGCACTTGATAAAACACTATTTAATTCATTGACTAAATCAATGGCTGATAATGGTGCAGAGCTTGATAATGGTCAAACTGCTATTATGGTGAATTCTACTTACAAACAAGCTCTATCTGACTTGTATGTACTTCAAGAGCGTTCATTTGATATGGGTGGCACTGCTGTTGATACTATTGCTACTGACTTCGGTATCCTTCCTGTGGTATATGCTCCACAAGTAGCTCAAACTGAGGTTCTTATTGTAGACGTTTCTAAGTGTTCACTTGCGGTACTTCCTACTGCGGATGGTCAAGCTTTGAAAGTTGAAGAACTAGCTAAAAATGGTGCTTCTGATCGTGCACAGCTTTATCTACAAGCTGGTATGGACTACGGACACGAAGTATTTCACGGCAAAGTAACTAACCTAGCTTAATAGGAATGGGAGGGCTTCGGCTCTCCCTATTTAACTTTATGATTATTAAAAAATTAGAACATCAATCGCCTAAAGCTAAGATTTGGGATGCTTCACAAAAGAAGATCCTATTTACTTTTGTAGATGGTGAATACGAGACTAACGATGAGTATATACTTGCTTTTTGGGCTAACAAGTTTGATTCTAGTGTTTCTGTTCCTACTGAGGGACACGAGCAAGTGGAAGTAAAGCCTAAGAGACGTGGCAGACCTAAGAAAAAGGCTGAATAGTGTTAGAGCTTCAAATCACAAGCAACAACTTAGCAAAGGCTTTAAAAGAGTTACCTCAACAATTAGAGCGTGAACTTAGATTAGCTTCTAAAAGAGTTGCCGTTAAAGTTGAAAAAGAAGCTAAATCAAAACATAGATTCACCACAAGAACAGGCAGGCTAGTAAAGTCAATTAAAGGCTATGGCAGTGCTAGTGTTTCGGATTCAAGTATAACTAAGAAAAAGCTTGATACTGAGGTTAGAATTGTTTTGCATAATGAAGGGCATCCACTTGGTACTGACTACGGCAAATATGTTCACGAAGGTCACGGCTCTTGGTCTCCTGATAGATTTGTTTTTGATGCGATTGAGAGAAACAAAAAAAGAATTATCAATGCTTGGGATGAAGCTATTGAGAAAGTTGCAAAGGGTTTTTAAATGCCATATTTAGCTCAATCAGATATAACGGATAAGGTAGCTATACCATTTATAGCTGATCCAAATACAGATATTCAAGTATACCTTGATAAGGGTGATGCTTATATAGAGTCTTTAGCACAAGCTAGAGGCGTTTTAGATTTTACCCAAATAATGACACCACTTGTAATAGAACTAAGAGAGTACGGGCTTGCAAAGCTCTATTGTGAGCTTTTCGCTGATGTAATGAATGTGAATAATAATGAAGCATTTGAGCAAGATAAATATCAGAATAAAATGGAATATTATAAGCAAAAGGCGAAAGATTATTACAAGATGGTCACAAAGGAAATGATAATCGGTGAGGTCAAGGATTTAACTGATCGTCACGCTAATTCTTTCAATATGTGGAGGGCTTAGATGCCTCCTTTAAAAACAAAGATAAGAAAAGCGATTGAGGATTCAATTTTAACTATGACCACAGCAGGTGGTTATAACTTTGATTGGACTTCAAATAATAGAGATTTAGCTCTATCTACCTTCCCTAACTTCTATGTAAGGATTCCGATTGAACAAAACCTGGATTTTGACAACGAAGAAACCAACTTCCAAAGCTATGATAATATGGCTGAGGTTGAAATTATGGTTACTACAAAGAACTCTGAGAGTGGTTACGATCCTCAAAGAATTGGAGAAGATGAGCTAGACCTTGCAGAAGATGACTTAAAAAAGTTATTTGGTGATAGTGGTCAAAGTGGATCACCTTTAGCTCAAGCAGGTGCAGATATGTTTCAATATATGTCAAGTGAGACAACTTACTTCCAAAGCAACGACATTTTTACACCTGAGCATAGAATTTTTAAATTTAGATTACAATATACACAAGACAGGCTAAACCCTGAGCAGATAGCTTGTTAAAGGAGATAAAATAAAATGGCTTATAATATTGCTAAGAAAATCCTAGTTTGCAAGCGTGAAGCTGTAGCAGGTACGGCAGAGACTTTAGTTGATGCTGATTTTGATGTACGAGCTAGAGAAGTAGAATTTACCCCTGATATCCAAGGTGGCGATGAGGACTCTAAGTATGTAACGGGTGACTATGGCGAAGATATTGCTATCAGTGGAATCCAAGGTGCTAATATGACCACTATGACTAAGGTGGCAACAGGTTCAGCGATTGATACAGCTCCTAAGTGGAATAAACTAGCAGAGGGCTGCGGCTTGGTGGGTGAGTCTCACGTGGGTACAGGCTATTCTTGGCAACCTTTGCAGGCAGGCGATAAACAGACTCTTACCATCCAAAAGATTGAAATTTCGGACGATGTAACGCCAGTGGGTCTAGCTTCTAGCTTTGCAGGTGTTATGGGTAATATGACACTAGGAGCTGAGGGAGTTGGCTCACCTCTTAAAATGTCTTATGAGTTTAAAGGTAAGTTCTCAGGCGTTTCAGATGTAGCAAATGGCTCAATCCCTGTTTTGACTGCTCCTGATAACTCAGTGGCTTCAAAGTTTATGAACGGCACGGCTACTATTTGGACTCAAGAGCTTTGTGTACAATCATTTAATTTTAATCTTGGGAATACTATTGAGTATTTACCTTGCCCTAGTGAGGCTACTGGTATCTTTTACAGCTCAATCGTGAATAGACAACCTAGACTAGATATTACATTAATTGCACCTCCTGCAAGTGTTTTAAATCCTTTCTTAGAGATTACTACTGAGCAAGAAGAGCTTATTTTACTTCAGGCAGGTGACTTTACTCTTGAGATTCCTAGAGGGCAAATCTTGTCTTATTCTGAGACTGATTTAAATGGTCGTTTAGGTTATGAGCTTTCAATTAAGTGTAATCGTAACGCAGGGGCTGATCCTACTATGGCAGATGAGTCTACTTTCAGACTTACTCAAGGTGCAATAGCTTAAACTAACACAAGCCTCCAATTAAGGGGGCTATTTTTCTAAAAGGGCAAAAAATGGAAAAAGAAATAATCACGCTAAAACCAAATAAAGACTTTCATAAGTTCTTACCAATGACCTCAAGCTTTGTAGATGAATTTGAGCCAGAGCAAATACCTTTGGAAATCAGACCTACATTCAAACTTAAACCTCTATCAATCAAAGCTAAGAGAGAATGGGCTAAGGTTCAAACTGCTTTATCTATGATGAGTGAGAAGATGATTAGAAAAGCGGTTGATAACAATATTGATGATAAGAGTGTAGAAGAAATCATAGATTCGCTTGATACATTTAATGAGGTTGAAAAGCTTAATAATAAAATGCTTGAGATAATTTTACCATTTGTAAAAAAGTGGAAAGGCTTTAAAGATATTGATGGGAATGACTTTGAATATGAGGTTGATTCTGAGGATGTTTTAAAGCTTGAATGTTTCTTAATGATTCCAACACCTATACAAGAGCTTATTATAGCTCGTTTAGCAGAGATAAGCAATTTAAACGAAAGTGAGAAATTAGGTTTAAAGTGATAGGGGGTTATCATTCAGGAGCTATCGCAGTTGATAGTGATAGAGATATAGATTACGAAAATGATAATCTCTCCTTAATGATGCCCCTATTTATAGATGAAACCGATGAGGTTATTTATCAATACTATGAAAGCCCAAAGAATTTTATCCCTGATAATGTGATAGAGTTTATAGATGAGATGGATTTTTATAAGACGTTTCAAGGTGGTTTAAAGTATGAGGATTGTTCTTGTCGGTTTATTGAAGCTCGCTCAATCTATGAGGCTAATTTATCTAGATGGTCACAACCTAATTCAAATAATGAAGGATACTCCTAATGGCTGATATAGTAGCAAGAGCGGTTCTAGTTGATAAGATGAGTGCAAAATTA